CGTAAACAAGCCCTTTGGCCTTCGCCCTCTTGGCAACCTGTCTGCCACTGGTGCCCAAAAGCAGTATGGGTACGAGATCGCGGACAACCAGTCTGGGGCGATTTACCAAGGAGATCTGGTGACCATTGACAATGGTTATCTGGTCAAGTTCAACAACACGGACCATACGGTTGCGGTGGGTGTGTTCAATGGTTGCAGCTACATTGATCCCACCACTGGCAAGCCGACTTGGAAGAACTACTATCCGGGCTCGGTTAATATCACGCAAGGCAAGATCATTGCGGATGTGATTGATGATCCGAATCAGTTGTTCATCATCCAGAATGCGGGCACGCCGACTCAGGCCAATTTCGGTACTAATGCCGATATCACGGCCTCGACCACCGGCAGCACGACGACGGGTGTGTCAGCGATGACCATGAGTGGCACTTTCACTGAAAGCGCTTCTGCCAACCTGAAGGCCATTGGTCTTTGGAATGTTCCGGGTAACGAGCTGGGTCAATACGCGGTGCTGGTTGTGAAAATCAACGAGCACATGTATGGCAGCACCGGCACCCCCGGCTTCAGCACCTAATTAGGAGGCCATCATGGCGATTTCACGTGCACAACTGGTAAAAGAGCTTGAGCCTGGCCTCAATGCTCTGTTTGGTCTGGAGTACAAGAACTACGAGCAAGAGCACACTGAGATCTATGCGGTCGAAAGCTCTGATCGTGCGTTCGAGGAAGAGGTGATGGAATCGGGCTTTGGCGAGGCCCCGGTGAAGACTGAAGGCGCTGGTGTTGCTTATGACCAAGCGCAGGAAGTCTATACCGCTCGCTACACGCACGAGACCATTGCGCTGGCGTTTGCGCTGACCGAAGAGGCCGTTGAGGACAACCTCTACGACCGTCTGTCGGCTCGTTACACCCGCGCCCTGGCCCGCTCCATGGCTCAGACCAAGCAGATCAAAGCGGCTTCGGTTCTGAACGGTGCTTTCGACACCTCGATCGGTGGCGACGGCAAGCCCCTGTGTGCTCTGGATCACCCGACCCTGTCGGGCCCGGATCTGAAGAATGAGCTGACCGTTCCCGCGGACCTCAGCGAAACTTCTTTGGAGCAGGCGCTGATCGACATCGCTGCGTTCACTGATGAGCGTGGCCTGAAGATCGCTGTTCAGGGCCTGAAGCTGATCATCCCGAAAGAGCTGATGTTTACGGCTGACCGTATCATGAAGTCCACGCTTCGTGTCGGCACGGCTGATAACGACATCAACGCGGTTCGGAACATGGGCATGGTGCCGCAGGGCTACACTGTCAACCACTTCCTGACCGACCCGGAAGCTTGGTTCATCAAGACCGACGCGCCCAACGGCATGAAGATGTTTGAACGCGTGGCGCTGAAGACCGGTTTTGAAGGCGACTTCGACACCGGTAACGTGCGGTATAAGGCCCGTGAGCGTTACAGCTTCGGGTTCTCGGATCCGCGCGGTCTGTTTGGTTCGCCGGGTGTGTAATCAGTTTTCGGACTGATGGAAAGGGGGCTTTGGCCCCCTTTCTTTTTATTTGTTGTTGTGTTAAAACAGCGCTATTCCGGGGTCATCTCCGGTGCGTCTGACAGTCCCGGCTGACGACATGCAGACAGACGCGCCGTAACTCGCATGTGAGGACACAGCATGGCTGCTACCCATTACTCTGGCCCGCTTCAATATTCGGGCAAGGGCGCAACAGGTGCTTGGGGCACCGATCTCACCACCACCGTTGACACCGATGTCGTGACCTACATGGACGACTTCACGGGTGTGGCGCTGGATTCCACTAACGACTGGACCGTGGTCAAAGATTCTGGAGCCTCGGCAGGTATCGGTGCCGACGTTCTAAACGGTGTCCTGGAGCTCACGTCTGCTGCGACGACTGATGATGATGGCGCGTCTGTTCAGGGCAACGAAATCTTCAAGGCGCAGACCGACAAGACTCTTTGGTTTGAGACAAAGCTTCAGTGCAATGACGCGGACCAGACGGACATCTGTGTTGGTTTTACGGTTAATTTTGCAACCAATCCTGAGGCCATGTTGACTGCGGCTGACCGGATTGTTTTCCAGGTGGACGACGGCAACGCCTCGATCCTTTGCAAGACCGAGTCGGGCGGCACTGAGACCTCAACCGATTCAGGCGTTGACCTAGCTGACAATACATACGTCAAGCTTGGCATTCGCGTTTATGGTACGGGCCAGGTGTTTTTTTACGTCGACGGCAATCAGGTTGCGGTTCACACGACTAACATTCCGACGACTGAACTGGCTCTTGCAGCCATGTCTTTGTCGGGCAGTGCGTCTGGCACCAGGAAAACCACGATCGACTACGTTTTCGCCGCCGCCACTCGTTAAGGAGTAGGCCATGAGTTACATCGTCGTCAGTAAGACGGGCGTTGGCTCGTCTCAGACGGTGGTGCTGGACTATCATCAAGACCCGTTTAACATTGGGTTTGCGGTGACGGTTAGTGGCACCGTCAACTACACGGTTCAGCACACGTTCGACGACATCTTTGATGTGTCGATCACGCCGACGTGGTTCAATCATCCGACGGTTGCCGGGTTATCGGTAAATGCGGATGGGAACTATGCATTCCCTGTGCGCGCAGTGCGGGTAACGGTTAATTCTGGGTCTGGCACAGCGCGGTTCGTAATTATCCAGGCTGGATAATTGACATGGGCTACGTCGGTTGGGCATCTGTTGCAAATCAAGCTAACACCGAAACGGGTGGAGCCGAGTTTGTTGTTGCGGATGTCACCGGAGCGTTAGACATGGGGCGGGGTGTGGCGGGGACTGGGGTAGTCAATTTGTACTCTGGTGTTCCGCCAACTCCGCCTGTGTCTATTGGGTTTATTGAGCTTGAAGGAATTGTCACCGAATTTCTTCTGCAAGAAGGTGGCACTCCGCCTATCAGGATTCAGTTGGAATCCTAGAGGTAAATCATGGCAGATAAAAAAGTTTCTCAGCTCACCGCGCTTACTGGAGCCAATGCCGCTTCCGGTGATTTGTTATACATCGTCGATGTATCAGAGCCTGTTGCAGCCGATCAAAGCAAAAAGATTACACTGACTGAGTTCCAGTCAGCTCCTGTAAGCGCAGGCACCGCCAACGGCGTGGCCTACCTCAACGGCTCCAAAGTCCTGACCACGGGGAGTGCGCTGACGTTTGATGGCACGAATCTGGGCATTGGGACGAGTTCGCCGCAAGCAAAGCTGCATGTCGATGGCGGCGACTTTCGCAACTCATCTGGAACGTTGCCAGCTCTTTCGACTTCCATCGTGTCAGGCGAAATTCACTCGGGCCTCGGCAACGCAAGTACTTCTGATTCGGGCTATCTGCGCCTGTCGGCAGGTGGCGGAACAACGCTTGCAGTAAAAGCCGCTATCGACATCTTTCGTGAAGCTGGCGGCGCGACTGGCGTGTTGTTTTACACGGCGGGAACCGAACGCGCCCGTATCACCAGCGTCGGGAATTTTAAGATCGGAGGCACCGCAGACCGCGCTACGACTGAAGGGACAAATCAACTGGTGCTGTTTAACGGAACCGCCCCTGTCGGAACACTTACCAACGGCGTATCGTTTTACTCAGCGTCTGGCGAAGCGCGGGTTATGGATGCTGCTGGTAACTCAACCCTGCTGTCTCCGCACGACCAGTCAACCAACGAATGGATCTTCCATTCCAAACACACGCCAACTGGCAAGGTTTTGCGGATTGATGTCGAACGTCTGCTGAAATTCGTCAACGACCATTTCGGTCTTGACGCGGTTCACGAATTTATTGAGGACTAAATCATGACCACAGTCTGGAAAATCGAATGGATGAACACCACACCGACCTCTGCTGATCCCGCAGAAGCGGTGATCACCGTGGGCTGGCGCTGCAACGGCACACAGGACAGCTACAGCGCAAGCGTGTACTCCACCTGCTCACTGCCCCCTGCTGATCCGGCAAACTTCACCCCCTACGCTGATCTGACGCAGGATCAAGTGCTGGGCTGGATCTGGGCGAATGGCGTGGACAAAGACGCGACTGAGGCTGCGGTACAAGCTCAGATCGACAATCAAATCAACCCGCCTGTGATTCAACCTCCTCTGCCTTGGGTTACTGCAAACTGAAAGGAAGTAAGATGAATGATCAGGACATTGTTCTTAAGCTTTCTCTGATTAACGGTGTGTTGCAGTATCTTGGAACACGCCCATA